TGATACCATGTCTTACTTCGCACGTCTTGCGAACGAAGATTAAGGTCAGCCAACCAATTAGGCCTTATCGCTGAATAAGATTCGGATAAAAGTTGGTGTACTAGTAGGAGACGGATAGGGGGACTTCGGTCCCCTTATCTTATTGTGGATTCCATAACATACCATTGGTGTCGAATACATCACTGGTAAGACTAGGAATAATTGGTGTGGTGTCATGAGTAATGCTGGTGTTATCACCAATCTGACCGACTGCCATATTGCCAGCCATTCCATTTCTCATAAGAGCCATGTTAGAACCAGCATATGCATCAATTGCAGCTGACTGACTTGCAACATCTGGCTTGACTACCTTAGGTGCTGGCGTTGGATTATATGATTCATCCATCGCAGTGCCACTCATATTGTTGCCACTCATTATCGAAGATCGATCGGAAGGAGTAATCGGTGCTTCCTCTTTGCCAAGTAGGTATGCAGCTAATTTAGTACCTGCCCAGTCACCACCCAGGTATCCAGCCAGAGCTCCGATACTACCACCGATCGGTCCACCTACGACTGTTCCTAGTGCACCGAATCCTAAAGCTCCAACAGCTCCACCAATAAGAGGACCTAACTGCTCGATCTTTTCATTCTTTGTCAGTGAATCATCTAACATGATACCGGCAGCCAAAGCACTATCAAGAGCAGCGAATAAAAGAGAAGTGCCGGGTATATTTCTCAATCCTTGAATGCGAGGAAATTTGCTGTACCATTTTGGTCCAGAAGGTTTTAATCTTTTTGCGTCTGCCTCAGATACAACTTGTGTTGTAGCTTTACCATCTGCACCCGCATATGTCAAATTACCCGCCTTTGACCTGACTACGTTCTTTCCATCGATGGTGCCTACAACTTTAGGAGGCTTGGGCATTTGTGAATTTCTTTGTTTCATCTCCTCAATTTCAGCGGCTGAGGGACCACGTCTACTTTGAATAGCTTTAGCTCCACCATATACTGCGGCTGCACCTCCGGCTGCAAGAGCTGCTCCACCCGTAACATCGTCCATTCCGATATCTCCAGCAATATCACTGAAAAATCTATCATATACAAATGTTCCGGCGGCCACAGCACCTGCAATTAATAAAAATTTCTTACCAAGAGGTTTACCACCGAACGCAGCCAATGACTTCATCATTCTTAAAAATGGACCGGGTGCAATTAATAATCCCATCATACCAAGAAGGCCGGCTGTCTCAGCAAAATTTTCTCTAAATTCTGTAAAGTCTCCTTCAGTCAGAGCCTTGATACCCGTCAGTCCATTACCTACAGCTGTCTGTAAAGATTCTAATGAAGGAATAGGAAGTCCTAAGTTTTTAGCAAATCCTGTAAATGATTCTTCTAAATTCTTGCCGATGTCAGTTACTGTTTGCATATTCTTATCGTCGGCTAAAGCACCAATAGCTGCACCCAGTAATCCGAATCTTTTGCCTAGCAGTAATCCAAAAGAACCACCAATTGTAGCACGTTCAGCTGCTGCGCCTAGCTCTGCCTTACCAGTTGCACTTTCAACATAATCACCAATCTCATCAGCAAATGTCAGACCAATCGCTGCCGGGATTCCTCTTTTGGCCAATCCACCAAACAGAGTCGTACCTAGTGCCGTGAGACCAGCACCAGTCAATAAAGACTTTGAATCAAAATTTTCAAATAGACCAGGACCTCGAGGTTTAGAACTGGCTCGGTCTTGTGATCGAGCTTCTTGTGATGATGGTCTATTGACGGCCTTTGTTAATTCGCGTTGAGCTTCCAGATCATCATATTTTTTACCTTCCATGAAAGCCACGAAGCGATCAATAGCTCGACTGGTGCGACCAGTGTTTTCACTGATCTCGTCTAAAGCTTTATCCTGCTCATCAAGGTTTTTATTGATGTCTGCTAAGGTGCTCATCTCTGTTGTTCTCTTTCGTTCTGCTCTCTAATAAACTCATTTAAGAGTGTTATATAGATTTCTCTCTCCCACGGTAGCATATTATCAAGTTCAGTCAATGAATAATTAAAATGTTGCATCATCGAAAAGTTGGTTCTATAATAGTTTTCCAACGATTCATGAGAGAGATTGATTAAAAAAAATCCTGTAACCCCTGCAAAGTTAATTCATTATCATGTCCACACTTGGCACATTTGTTTTCGATTACATGTTTCAAAGTTGGCATGCCATCAACAAATGCTGTAATCTTTTCAAGTTGTTCATTACTCAGATTGTTAATAAACTTCTCAATTTCTTCCTTTGGTTCGTCCTTCAGTAAAATATTCTCGTCTTCGGTTTGAATAGAATGCATGCTGTTAACTACATTCTCAAAAATAAACTCAACCCTTGACATATCTTCGTTAAAGATTGTGCTATCCATTATATCAACGTATGTAGGATATTTCATCTTAACCGAAATCTTATCTGTCAGTTGAATGAGAGGATCCTGCATTTCTGCCGTGTCCATCTTAATCTCAGAAAGATTAACATCAACAGAACTTTCATCCTCACAGTTCTCACATTTGATTAGTACCTTTGTTGTTTCACCTACAGATTTGGATCTGATTTGTGTAAACATATAATCAACATCAAATGTAGACAGTTCAGAAACTTTTACATTACTCACACAAGATTCTAAACATGATAGCATAGCTTTCAACAATTGTTTAGGATCTTGCGATTCCAAAGCAATCAGTAGATTTTTCTGCTCCCTTACTAGGAATGGTCTAAAGTTTACTGTTTCTCCAGTCGATGGAACTTCCATCTCATAAATTGGATTGTCATTATTAAGTTGAGGCAGCGCCATTGGTGTTCACTCTCTTCCATACTTCATTTGCATTTACACGAATAAATTTCTTATTCGTCTCATTTGTATTTGGATTAGGAATAGTCAGCATTACTTTTTTGCCAGCCATCCAAGCACGTAATTTTGCATGTGCTTGTTTATCACTTCCTACCCATTCTTTCCTCTGCTGCTTAGCAATTTTATTACCGAGCCTATTAGGATTCTGGTGTGTAACTCCCTTTGATACCTGTTTTGCTCTCGTTCTCTTCTTTCCCATTTCGCCTTCCTATAATAAGTCAATGGATCCAATTGGTGTACTAACACTAGCATTAAGGAAATTCTGTGGACTAGTGTCTGTCTGCCAATTGGTATATGATAACTGAACCGTGTATTGTAACAGTCCATCTAACTCGTTTGTTAATTCAATGTCTTGGAAGCTGGTCGGAAATGCATCAATCAATTTACACGAATACACCGTTCCGCCACCGATTCCAATATTTGGCCTGAAAGGACCAAGCTGTTTACTGAAACCAACCATTGGTTTTCTTAACTGATGAATAGTTACATCATCAACGTATTCATTCTTGTATTGCACATCAAAAGAATTTTCATTGACAACTCTTGATCTCCAATTATCAAAATACTTTTTTACACCATAATCATTCATCAAATAAAATGTCATGCTTACATCTGCGACTGCATAACCATATGCCATCTTTTGCATTTCCATACCGATACGTCTTTCAGAGGTAAGGATCTGCTTACCAGGAAGTGTCACATTTGAGCAAAGGACATTTAATTCTCTACCATCTACACCATGTCGTGCAGGAAGAGTAACAAGAAAATTATTAGGACGAGCGAATCCTAATTTAGTCGAGGCCAATGCTTTTAAATCATCAATACTAGCCATTCATCTTTCCTCTTGAATCTTTATACACTTGACTTGCAGACGCCTTTCTAAAGTCCTGAGTCGGAAGGAATGTAGCAATCTCCCATTCAGGTTTATCGACTAATGCAAAGCGACTTCTTACATGCTTTGTCAAGTATCTATGAATAGTTGGTCTAATATATTTCATTGGCACCGAGCCTTCACCAAGCAAAGCATCAAGTGCTTTTGCTCTAAGAACAGGAGGAAGATAGTGCAGGTTCATTCCATAAAAGCCACCTTCTGCAGGACCCATCATAATAACCAGAGGGAACGCATCGTAATAAGGGAGAGTATCTTTATATTTCGGATCATAGAAATACATGTACATATTACCATATGGTGTAGTCTTAGGACGATTACGTAAAGATATTTCGTCTTGCTGCATAATGTCAGTACGACTTACACGACCAAGATCTGCAGCCTTCTTCCGAAACCATTCAATCGATTGCTTGGTTCTCGGTGTAATGCCAGCTCGGAATGCTTCGATTTCTAACTGTTGAAACAAATTACTCATACGAGTATTTATAACTATTTTTTACGTTTTTTGCGGAATGGTTTAAGAGGTTTTAGTTTACCCGGTACTTTCTTAAATGGCTTCTGCATGATCCCCATTTTTTGTAAAGTATTCTCGGTCCCGATTTGGAAGTGCCACCCACCATCTTTACAATATT